TAAACTTAAGATCATGGGTATTGAAGCAATCAAGACTTCAACTCCTGCACCATGTCGTAAGTATCTTAAGGATGCCTTTGGTCTATTGATGAGTGGAACAGAGGATGAGGTGATTGATTATATTGAGAATTGTAGAGAGGAGTTTAAGGCTCTACCACCAGAGGAGGTTGCTTTCCCTCGTAGTTTATCTGATATTAACAAGTGGAAATCATCTTCTGAGATGTATAATAAGGGTTGTCCTATACATGTTAGGGGTGCGATTTTATATAATCATTGGACTAAGAAGAAGAACTTGGATAATAAGTATGCTGCCATTCAGAACGGAGAGAAGATTAAGTTCTGTTATTTGAAGACTCCGAATTGGATGCATGAGAATGTTATATCATTCATTCAGGACTTCCCAACAGAATTGGAACTTAATAAATTTGTAGATTATGAGTTACAATTTAATAAGTCATTCGTTGAACCTATTAAAGTTATATTAGACTGTATAGGTTGGGAGATAGAACGTAAGAATACACTGGAGTCTTTCTTTGCATGACACGCTTTATTGTATTATGGAGTGACAATGGTATCTTTACTGAGAAGAATATGAAGATCTTTGAAGATAGGGATCCAGCTAATTGGTTTGCAAAAAGTATAGAATCAAGGTATAATAAAGTGAAGGTGTATGTAGCACGCCACGGCGAATTTGATACTAATGAATAAAAAAAGAATAGTTACCTTAGTTACTGGAGGATTTGATCCACTTCATAGTGGCCACATTGCTTTATTTGAAAAGGCAAGAGAACTTACAAATTATCTGGTAGTTGGTATTAATACAGAAGAGTGGTTGACACGTAAGAAAGGACAATACTTCTTACCTTGGAAGGAACGTGCCGAGATTATTAGACATCTTGATATTGTTGATGCTGTTATTACAGTAGAGGATACTGCAGACCAAGATGGATCTGCTTGTCTTGCTATTGAAAGATGTTTAGAGATTGCTGATACAGTAGTATTCTGTAATGGTGGTGATAGAACTAGTGGTAACATACCAGAACTAGAAAGGTTTAAGGATGATCCACGAGTAGAATTTGAATTTGGTATTGGTGGAAGTGACAAGATGAATAGTAGTTCATGGTTGTTGCATAACTACTTTGAAAGGCAACGTAAGATTGTTGGAATCTAATGGACTTACCAATTAATGATGATGAACTAGCCGTTATTGTGAGACAGTTATGGAAGTCTCGTAAGAACGCAGGTGAACCACAAGTTAATCCTTTGTATGAGAAGATGAAACTTGTTAAAGACGTAAGGGACTCTGATCCCGATGGACCATATAAGAAGACATTACGTGAGGAGCATGGTATCTCAATCTGAAATACCTTGGGAGGAATTTCAATTCCCTAACATACCATTATACAGAGCGAAACTTCCTGACTATGTTATGGATTATCTTTGGTCTGTAACTAAGAAAGCAGAAGAAGATAATGTTGATAACAGTAATGATTACAGTCATAGACTTGCTGGTAATATAACAGGTAGTTTAGGACTAGTTGATGTTGATGATTATTTTTTGAAGACTGTGGTTGGTCCAATGACCACTCACATTGTCAATAATGATCCTAAGAACTTCGCTCCACCTGTTGATTTTGAACTAAGAGAGAAATTTAAAGCCGATCTTAGTATGAATTGGTGGGTGAATTATCAATACCAGACAGAGTTTAATCCACAACATGCTCATTCAGGTATAACTTCTTTTGTAATATGGATGAAGATTCCAACACATTGGGAAGAACAACATAAACTTCCATTTCATGCAACTGCAGCTTCTGATTTTCAGTTTACTTATTCTAATATTTTAGGAGGTACAGTTGAGTATCCAGTATACATGGGACCAGATGCAGAGGGAACTATCATGATGTTTCCTGCTTCTATGAGACATCAAGTGTATCCTTTTTATGGTACAGATCAGGCCAGAGTATCAATCGCTGGTAATTTATTGTGGAATATGGTAGAATTAAAACAGGACTAAATCACTATGGACTTTTTAAAAGAGATCGTTAAAGAAATTGGAGACGACTACACCCAACTCGCCAGAGACATCGACGAAAGAGAAGAATTTGTTGACACGGGCAGTTACATTTTTAATAGCCTTCTTTCAGGTTCTTTATTTGGCGGTGCGTCTAGGAGTCGCATTACTGCCATTGCTGGTGAATCTAGTACTGGCAAAACTTTTTTCTCGCTCGCTGTGGTTAAAAACTTCCTCGATACTAATCCTGATGGTTATTGCCTCTATTTCGATACTGAAGCCGCAGTTAGTAAGGGATTATTGGAGGATCGTGGAGTCGATACTTCACGGTTAGTTGTAATTAATGTCGTTACAATAGAAGAGTTCCGAAGTAAGGCACTTAAGGCAGTTGATATATACTTAAAGAAGGATGAGAAGGATCGCAAACCTTGTATGTTTGTGTTAGACTCTCTGGGTATGTTGTCTACTGAGAAAGAAATCAGAGATGCATTGGATGATAAACAGGTTAGAGATATGACCAAATCTCAACTGGTGAAAGGTGCATTTAGAATGTTAACCTTAAAACTTGGTCAAGCAAAAATACCCCTTATAGTTACAAATCACACATACGATGTTATCGGCAGTTATGTCCCAACTAAAGAAATGGGAGGCGGCTCTGGGCTCAAGTATGCCGCAAGTACAATCATTTATCTCAGCAAAAAAAAGGAAAAGGATCAGAAAGAAGTTATTGGAAACATTATTAAAGCTAAGACAGTTAAGTCAAGACTCTCTAAAGAAAATCAAGAAGTAAATATTCGTTTGTATTATGACGAACGTGGACTTGATAGATACTATGGACTTCTAGAATTAGGAGAACATGGAGGACTCTGGAAAAATTCCGCTGGAAGATACGAAATCAACGGAAAAAAAGTCTACGGAAAACAGATTCTTGCCTCGCCTGAAGAGTATTTCACCGATGAGGTTATGGCAAGGTTGGAAGAGATTGCCAGAACAACCTTTAGTTATGGATAAGTTTGTTAAAACTTATGATCATTTTAGTGAAGATGTATGTAAATCGCTTATAGGAATATATGAAGCCTCTCAAAGAAAAGAGAGAGTGGAGAATTATCGTATGCCTCAATTCACTCAGGTTAATTTGAATGAAGAAGAGAAGTTTGGTAAATTCGTACAGTTGTGTTGTTATAAGGTAGTAGAAGTAGTAAAAGAATATAAGAAAGAACTGCCAGAATATACTGAATGGTTTCCTAGTAAGATTTTGTTTGAACAACTAAGAGTAAAGAAGTACGAACCAGGCACGGAAGATCAATTTGATACTCATGTTGATATACAAGATCACCAATCGGCAAAGAGATATCTTGCCTTTCTAGTATATCTTAATGATGATTTTACTGGAGGAACAACCACGTTTCCTTTCCATGAATTGACAATTCAACCTAAAACTGGTAGAGTATTAGTATTCCCTCCTACATGGCAGTATCCTCATAGAGGATTGCCTGTCACAGATGGGGAACCAAAATACATTATGAGTACCTATCTACATTATAGTTGATGGAAACGATTGAGAATACTATCATACGGAACCTTGTTCTTAATGAGGAGTATACTAGAAAGGTATTGCCTTTTTTAAAACCAGAGTATTTCGAGAATACTCATGAAAAGATTATCTTTGAGGAGTCTGCCAAGTTTATAGTCCAGTATGATAGGTGTCCTACAAAAGAAATATTAAGCATTGAGTGTGAGAAAAGAAAGGACATTACTGATGATACCTTTAAGGAGGTTACGACTTATCTAAATGATATTTCAACAGAACCAGTACAGGAAGATTGGTTAGTTGATTCTACAGAGAAATGGTGCAAGGAACGGGCTATATACTTGGCACTGGTCGAGAGTATTTCTATTGCAGATGGACATGATATAAAGAAAGGTGTTGATGCCATTCCTTCTATCCTGTCAGATGCATTAGCAGTAGGTTTTGACAATCATGTAGGACACGATTACTTAGAAGACTATGAGGATAGATTCGATTTCTACCATAGAAAAGAGGACAAGATCGAATTCGACCTCGAACTTTTCAATAAGATTACGAAGGGCGGCCTTCCAAATAAAACACTCAATATTGCTCTCGCTGGCACTGGTGTTGGTAAGTCTTTGTTTATGTGTCATGTCGCAAGCAGTGTGTTACTCCAAGGCAAGAACGTACTATACATCACGCTTGAGATGGCTGAGGAGAAAATTGCTGAAAGAATTGATGCTAATCTTTTAAATATTCCTGTTCAACAGTTAACAGATCTTCCTCGACCTATGTTTGAAACAAAGGTTAGTAATCTTGCTAAGAAGACACAGGGTAATCTTATAATTAAAGAGTATCCTACTGCTGCCGCACACTCAGGACATTTTAAAGGATTACTAAATGAACTTGCGTTGAAGAAATCTTTTACTCCTGATATAATATTCATAGATTATCTAAACATATGTGCATCATCACGTTACAGGGCTGGATCTAATGTCAATTCGTATTCGTACATTAAAGCGATTGCTGAGGAATTGCGAGGATTGGCTGTCGAATCTAATGTCCCCATTGTCTCAGCCACTCAGACTACTCGTTCTGGTTTTGCTAGTAGTGATGTTGACCTTACAGATACCAGTGAGTCTTTCGGGCTTCCAGCTACCGCTGACCTTATGTTTGCTCTTATTAGTACTGAAGAGCTTGAGG